ATCGTCAAACTCTCCTTCAACCCCCAGAGTACCTACAAAATAAAAATTGCCACTGGTAAACTTAATCATATCAGAAAGGGATGCTCCAAGCGCTTTAACACCTGAATAGGCCGCTCCGTGATCCCCGTATAGCTCTAGTGCTTCTGCAGGACCTGTGAAACTGTTAGCAAAGCCAACAGGGCCTCCGCCACCACCTCCGCCGTCTATAGCCATGAGGATCCTAAGCTGCGTACGTTATTGATACTGCTACGTCTACTGTTTCTGCTGTAGTGCAACTTACTGAGAAGTCAATCTGATTACCAGCTATGATATCAAAGATACCTGCAGAGTTCTCAACTACAACGGGCATTCCGTTATTACCGTCAAGTGGTCCTGCTGCTGCGTTACTCCAGGAAGGTCCGGCGAATATCTGCTGTACTGAAACACCATCTCCTGCAAACTTGAAAACACTTACACCATCTGTGGCGCTAGTGTGATCAGGTGAACAGCTCATGCTGATTCGTACAACCCTATTCATTCCTTCAGGGTTGGTTGTGCTTTGCGAACTTCCGAGGAGTTGACTAATACTGGCAAATGTGCCAGCAGTTAGTGAACTGCCTGCGAGAGTGTAGGTTCTAGTTTGTAGTCCTGCCATGTTTATTTCTCCTTATTATATTTTAAAATACAGTTTGTTTCCACCGAGCTTTACACTTGGAAACCATTTCCGAGCCAATCCACCTGCAGTGGCAAGTACTATCGCACTTGATAATACTGCTTTACCAGGCTTAGATGTAACCAATTGAACTGCATTATTAGAAAAGGTCGAGAATGCTTCGTTTAAGTTTCCATCCATAGTTGCTTTGATTACTCCGCCAGTCTGACCTAGAGAAGTTCCGTTTAGGTAATTAGCGATGCTAAGTCCAGCTCCCATTCCAGTAATGGACGGATGCGGCATTGCAGGTTTTCGATATCGTGCCATGTTATTCTTTCTCCTTGGATTGCCAGTGGATCTTCTACGCGTGGTTGATGGTCTGCGTTTGTTCTGCTTACGAGAGCGACCTCTGGAAGCAGTGTAAGATTTCTTAGAGATGAGCTTGCCATCCCTAAAGTACATCGTTCGACCATTCTTTCCTCTGCGTGTGTAAAGTCCCACTGGCATAATCCTTAAAGCAACTTCCGTTATATAATCTTTTTGCACTAGTATCAGAATTCTAAAATACGTCAATTGACGAAGCATAAGTATTTATCAAACCATGATATTCTTAATCTAGGAGCGACACATTTGACCCGAAGTAAAGTAGAACAGCAATTTGGAACAATAAGGCCAGCGATAGAAGCATATTATCAGCTTCTTGATTACACAGTAAGACAACTTGAATATCCCATGTGCGATGTCAAGAGAGACCTACCCGAACTATACGAAGCGTTCTGTTTACTATTCAAAACGCTGAACACACACTATGAGGAGGTGAACAATGCCAGATAACTCAAAGTTTAGTTTTGGTAGCATTCCTGTCATGAGGGAAGTACCACCAGGCATGGATGCCAGGTTCCGATTTACGGGACCAGGCAAGATCGTAGAAACAGAGCAGTATGGAGAGAAGCTTTCTTTCCCTATATCTCTTTCTTTCCACCCCTCCTATGACAGTCTCCCTCCTTTACCTGACAACGTAGTTGACAGGGATAAGAAAGAAGCAGAGTTAGAAGGACAGACCATAGAGTGCAACTGGCAGACCAAGTGCCAAAGTGCCAAACAGTTAATGAAACAACTTAACGAACAACCAGGGGATAAGTTCCAAAAGGAATTGAAACAGCACTATGAGAAATCAGAATGGCAGTTAACCAGGTTCGATACTGGTGCATACTGGTTAGAGGTATTGTTTTCGTGAGCGCTTACTACAGAAATGATTACTGGTGTTATTGTTGCGATATGCCACAACATAAGAAAGGTTCAAAGGGATGTGTAAAATGAAGCGTAGGTGTAATATCTGCTTGCGCAATGTTGACCATTTGCGCACTGATAGATACAATGATCACTTATCAATCTGTTTCGATTGTCAAAAGGTCATTAAGAATCTTTAACCTAGTCTTTACAGTCACTTTTGTTTAGAAGGACTGGGAGGGGTTGAGGAGGTGGTGGGGTAGCAATGGGTATTAAAAGGGAGTTTGGGGCGCTAGAAGGCGCTGCAGGGGCGTTATTTGGCGTTTCAGGGGCTAATCAAACCCAAACTTGCCGTGTACCAGTTTCGTAACTTTCGTTTTGTCCTGGTTGTCTGCAGCTTTTTGAATAACTGGGATCAACTTACTGGCAGCAGCTTGAATATACCAGGGCTGATCTTTTAATTCTTCAGTCATACTATGCAACAAAGATAATTGAGAACCTTCTTCAGTCTCGCCAAGTTTCTTGGCAGCATTCCCCATAGCACCATTCCAGAAGTCTATCGCTGCCTTTCTCGCTTGAGGAATCATAAACTCTTCAAAGTCAACTAGGGCTTGCTCTCGGATTTGTTTAGTGATCACTCCAAGACTAGCCAACAAAGTCTCGTCTGATTCTTCAGATAATAACCAGGACTCAATTTTTCTTTGAGTTCTTAGCGGAATCCAATAAGTATAAATCAATAAATAAAGTCCAAAGCTCAAGACCCAAACAAGAGCGAATAGTTCGTCTGTCATACGTCATAACCCTCAGCCCTAGCTTGTTCTTTCAGTTTTTCCATTAATTCTTCGTTACTTAGACCTGTCAGTCCAGATGGCCAAACTTGAACAATGCCTTTAGCACCTTCAACTAATTGTCCTACAACATCCTGAAGAAGTACCTCTCCTACCACAAAGAAAGCTCCCAAGTTTACACCAGGAGGCAAATTAAGATCAATAGTAGGGAACGCTTCCCCTGCTACTATTCCATAAGATAAAACTTCTGCAGTGCTGTTCACTTTGGAAAATAAATACCAGGATAAGGCGGTTATAATTGGGGCAAAAGCAGTTACACTACCAGCGAAACCTTCCCAGTTAATTTTAATTTTATCATCTTTTACCAGGTTAAACAGTTTCCAACCACCAAGCGCAGCCAGATAAGGAACGTAAGGTTTAACCTGGTCAAGAATCTCACTAAATTGTTTTTCTATATCTTTTTTGGTTGGAACGTCTAGTTCCTCCATTTTAGTAGAATCGCCAAACTCTTTTACAAGTTCAGCTATAGTCTCTTGCCAGGGTGCGACAACCATTAACTAACTTGCCTTATTCCTTCAAGGATAGCTACAGCCAGGAGCAAGAACCTAACCAGGAGCTGTTCCCAGTTGTAATCCTCGTATGGCATTCAACGGTATATCCTGCCGACTAGCAATACTTCAAAGTCTACGTCACCGACTGCGTTTTGTGCACCCTGTATTGTCACTTCGGTATAGGCAGGAATTAGAATCGGCGTAGGTGTATCATAAGTTCGGATCCCGCCCTGTGTGGATGCATCCTTAGTATGGTAAATTGTACCATCGTTAAATAATACTTTAATCTGCAAAGTACTCGCTCCCAGATCGTCAAACTCTCCTTCAACCCCCAGAGTACCTACAAAATAAAAATTGCCACTGGTAAACTTAATCATATCAGAAAGGGATGCTCCAAGCGCTTTAACACCTGAATAGGCCGCTCCGTGATCCCCGTATAGCTCTAGTGCTTC